TAATTCCTACCGCTAGACAAATGACTATATGGTACTTTTGTTTAAATCTTATTGCTAAAGGTGATTATGATGAAAGAGAGCTTATTAAGTTTAAAAATTACCCCCATCCTAAATCATACAGGGCTTTAAAACGCCTTTACTTGGATAAATCACATGAAACCCTTAGAAAAATGTATAATGAAGCCTTACTAAACTTATGTGTGATTGCCAATACCAAAGGAATTAATAAATTTATAAAATAATTTAAAATTGCTTTGACAATGTTGCAAAAATACCATACTAAATGAAGTATAATTGGGTTAAGAATAACCTATATATAGTTATTCTCATTTTAACTTAATTTGAATCATTATATCCCTCTGATCCTTTCTTTGTTATATCTTTTCTCTCATATTATCAGAGGGGTATTTAATTTAACCTTTATTTAACCCTTCTTTTTTGGTTGTAGTATTGTTTTATTGGAAATTGATAAACATTGTCAGGATATTTAATTCTATGGATCTCTCCAAAGTCCATAAAATCAAATATCTTTCTATTTAGTTGCTTAGTTAAAATATTAGTTATTGATTTAAATTGATTACTTTTCATTTAACCTCCTTTCTATCTGGTAGCATAGAAATGGTTTAATTATAAAGAGAGCAAACATACTTAAACCTATTGCTTCATCTAAATAAATTGCAATGACTAACCCTAAAAAGGCTAGTCCAAAGCATAAACTAAAATAAATTGATCTAATCATTAAACCTCCTTTGGTTCAAAGCTTAGAATAATATTAGCCATGAAATCAAAGTAACCCTGCTCAACTTTATTTCTTAGTTTGTCATCTGGATCAGGATTTATTGAACCCATTTTAATGGCTAGATTAACTATATCAGAATAATAATATTCTATATCTAAAGCCAAACCAGACAACCATTCAGACATGGCTTTCTGTTTATTACCTTTACCTGGAATATAATACTCAGAGTAAAACCTATCAAAAATGTATTTGATTTTCTGTTCATCTGTTTTTAGTGGTTCATCATTAATTCCAGTTTCAATAGTTGAAAGAATATATTTTTTATAATTCTTTTTATATTCTGTATGATGTAGTTTAGTCATTGTTTCTCCTTTAGTTATTTTTTTTTTCTTCTTTGATTAATTTTTTAGTTTCAGACTTAATAAATTTTAATTGCTTCATGTCTAAAGCTGTGCAGATTTCATAAAATATATCGTATGAATTATCACTATCTTGAAGCTCTCTAAAAAGAACCTCAAGCTCAACAATAGATTGATGCTTATTATTTAATTTATCTAAATGCTTTTGATGCTCATTAGATATTTTATTTATAGTCTTAAACATTTTGACTAATCCTTGATTTACATTACTCATTGTTTCTCCTTTTTTATTATTTTTATTTTTAAACATATTAAGTAAATTAATATCAAAGCAACTGAAGAATGCAAACAAAATGTCAACCTGATAGAAAATAAATTAATATGAGAGAAACAACTTAAACTAGAAAAAGTGTTGTATTTATGCAACACCCACTTTATAACAATTCTAAACTATAAATATTATGGCAAATATAACAAAATACAGTAAAGAATTAATAGACTCTATAATGAGAGATTTAGCAGAGGGCATAAGCATTAAAGCTAGTCTTAAAAATCATTCTATTTCATGGGAATGCTTTAGAAAATGGTTATTAGATGAGAAGAAATATCCATCATTAAGAGCTAAATATACTCAGGCAAAGCAAGATGGCATTGAATATAGTCTTTCAGATGCCCAAAGCTTAATAACTGAAGCAGTTCAAGATGCTAAACATAAGGATAAAGTAGATTTAGGATCTACACACTTAATTAAAGAATTTATATCATTAAGCAAATGGAGGGCAGAGAAACTTAGCCCAAAAGTATATGGAAAGAATGATAATTTAAAGGTTTCTGGCGATAAAGATAGTCCTCTTATTGTTAAATGGAATAGTTAAAAGTATTGATTTAATTAAAGTTTATTAAGTTTTATGCAATCAGTAAATACAAAGTAGTCCAAACTTATTATAGAGATTTGTAGACACTAATTAATATTTTTTTAATGCTTATTGACTAAGCTGCATAGTATTTAGATAGTTTTTATAAATAATTGTTGTAATCCAACATATTTAGAGCATAGCAATTGATTAAAATTCAATAGACTTTGTTTTTTTGTATATTTACCTAGATTTCAAGGGGTTTTATTTAAAGGTACACCAGCGATCTATTTCTGGCGTTCGCATATTAATGTTAGAAGGTACACATAACTAGATTAGGAATTTTTTATGATTGATTTTGAGGATAAACAAAGAGGATATTCAGCAGTAATTTATGTTATGGAAAGCAGCAAATCTGTTGTTATTCACTTTGGTGGATTTGATGATATTAAAGAAGCAACATCATTTTCTAAATTCTTAATGAATGATCTTGGCATAGAAAGTTTAGTTATTCCTAAAGGAGCTACACTACATTAGGGGGGTTTTGTTTTAAAATGCCTGAGATTGTCATTCCATATAAACCAAGAGTTTTACAAAATTTTTTGCATAAAAAAATCGATAAGCACCGATTTAATGTAATTGTTGCTCACAGAAGAAGCGGCAAAACAGTTATGCTTGTCAATCACATGATTAAAGCAGCTCTTACTTGTCCTTTGCCAAACCCCAGATATGCTTTCATATCCCCTACATTTAAACAAGGTAAGGCGACAGCATGGGATTATATAAAACAGTTTGCTGGGAAAATACCTGGCACTAAGTTTAATGAGTCAGAATTAAGATGTGATCTACCAAATGGTTCAAGGATTACAATTCTTGGAGCAGAAAACGATCAAGCTCTAAGAGGTATATTTTTAGATGGTTGTGTCTTTGATGAAACGCAAAGCATTAAACCAACTATCTTTCCAGAAGTTATTAGACCAGCTTTAGCAGACCGAAAAGGGTGGTGTGTCTTTATTGGAACTCCCAGAGGCCGCAATTATTTCTATCAATTGTATAAAGACGCACAAGAAAACAAAGATTGGTACTCAGGCTTATTTAAAGCTAGTGAAACAAAAATTTTAGATCAAGAAGAATTAGATGCCGCAAAGCAGATGATGTCTGAAGATTTATACGACCAAGAGTTTGAATGTTCATTTCAAGCTGCAATAACTGGTTCTTATTATGGTGCAATCATAGAAGAATTAGAAAGCAAAGATCGAATTATTGAAGTTCCTTATGACGACAATATAGATGTCGAAACTTGGTGGGATCTAGGATTAAACGATACGACTTGTATTTGGTTTGTCCAAAGGTTTAAAGGCGAAATAAGATTAATAGATTTTTATGAAAATGCTGGTGAGGGCTTAGATCACTATGCAAATATTCTTGACCAAAAAGGTTATGATTATTCTAAACATATAGCTCCCCATGATATTAAAGTTAGGGAACTGGGTAATTATGGTAAGTCAAGACTAGATAGTGCATTAGAGTTAGGCATAGCTTTTGAGGTAGCACCTAAACTATCTATTGAAGATGGAATAGAAGCTGTAAGAAAAGCTTTACCGAATTGTTGGTTTGATAAAAATAAATGTCAAAGAGGCATTGAATACTTAAAAGCTTATCAAAAAAGATGGGATGATAGAAACCAATGCTTTAGAAATAAGCCTCATCATAACTATGCCTCTCATGCTGCCGATAGTTTTAGGACTGGTATTGTGGGTGAGGGTGCAGAAGTAACCGATTGGAAACAAGAAATATCAGTTAATACAAATTATATAGTTTAATATGGCAGAAAAAATTACAGAAGATAAATTAAGAGCAATAATAAATTCAGAGATTAATAACTCTATAGGTTTTATGGGTAGCAACTTAACTTCCCAAAGGAAAAAATCTATGGAATATTACATGGGTGAAAAGCTTGGTACTGAAATAGATGGCAGATCACAAGTAGTTAGCACAGATGTTTCAGATACTATTGAAAGTATTTTGCCAAATCTACTTAGAATTTTTACATCATCAGACCAAGTAGTAAAATGTGAGCCTGTGAAATCAGAAGATGTACCTCTTGCTGAACAAGCAACCAATTATATAAATTATATTTTTAACAAAGATAATAATGGTTTTAGTATTTTATATACCTGGTTTAAAGATGCTTTGTTAGAAAAAAATGGAATTGTAAAAGTTTATTGGGATGAGTCTGAAAGTATTGAGCAAGAAACTTATGAAAATTTAAACGATCAAGAATATCAATTATTAGTTGACGATGATAATGTTGAGATTGTTTCTCATGAAGAATTTGTTGATGAAAAAAGTAAAGAGCTTTTAGATCAGGCAAAAAAAGTAGCAGAAGATCAAGGTCAAGATATTGGTAATGTACCAGTTCCAAAAATTCACAATGTAATTATCAAAAGGTTTACTCAAGGTGGAAAAGTTAAAATTGAAAATGTACCACCAGAAGAATTTTTAATACAAAGAACTGCTAAATCTATTGAAGATGCAACTTTTGTAGCTCATAGGGTTATGAAAACTAGATCCGATTTAATAGAAATGGGATTTGATAGAGAGGTTGTAGAAAATTTACCTACATCAAATAATATTTTATTAAACAATGAAAGATTAACAAGACTTAGCGATATAGACCAAACACCATTAAATGAGGGTAGTGAGGATTCAACTCAAGACATAGAAATTTATGAGTGCTATGTCAAAACAGATTACGATGGTGATGGTGTAGCAGAACTTAGAAAAGTTATTGTTGCTGGTGAAAGCGGTTACGAAATATTAGAGAATATGCCTTGTGATAGTATTCCTTTTTGTAGCTTAACGCCAATTCCAATGCCGCACAGATTTTATGGTAGATCGGTTGCTGAGTTAGTTGAAGATGTTCAGTTAGTTAAATCTACTGTTATGAGACAATTGTTAGATAATATGTATCTAACGAACAATAACAGAGTTGCAATAATGGATGGTATGGTAAATCTTGATGACTTACTTACATCAAGACCAGGTGGTGTTGTTAGAACTAAACAACCGCCAAGCCAAGTAATGCTGCCAATGCAATCACAAACTATTTCGCAACAAGCTTTTCCATTATTAGAATATTTAGATACAGTAAGAGAAACAAGAACTGGTGTAACTAGATATGCTCAAGGTTTAGATGCTGATAGCTTAAACAAAACAGCTACAGGAATAAATACTTTAATGACGCAAACACAAATGCGTATGGAGTTAATAGCAAGAGTATTTGCTGAAACTGGTATTAAAGATTTATTTAGAAGAATTTTTGAATTGACTTGCAAGTATCAGGATAAAGAAAGAATTGTTGAATTAAATAATCAATTTGTTCCAGTTAAACCGACAGAGTGGAGAAATAGATATAACATTTCTATTACAGTTGGTCTTGGCTCTGGTTCTAAAGAACAACAAATAATGATGTTAAATAATATTTTGGAAAGACAGTTACAAGCTTTTAATCTTCAAGGTAACAGAGAGTTTCCAATGGTTAGTTTAAAAAATATTTATAATAGTTTAGCAAAAATTATTGAGAACGCTGGATTAAAAAATGTTGAAAATTATTTTGTAAATCCAGATCAAGGTAAAGCGATGGTAACTCCACCGCCACAACCACCTTTAACACCAATTGAAAAAATTGAATTTACAAGAATACAATCTGAAGAAAAAAGAAAAATTGCAGAGCTTGAACTTGAAAACAAAAAAATTAGAGCAGAAACAGCAGAAGCTATTCTTGGTTTTGAAACTAAAATTAAAGAAATGGAATTAAAATATAATACTCAGCTTGATACAGCAAAAATAAAAGCTGATGCAGATTTAGAAAAACTTATTACAACAAATAGGAATAAAACTTTTTTAGCAGCAGAACAGGCAGCTAATCAAGTAGGACAACAAGTAGGTCAATTTAATGAACCAAGACCAAGAGGCCAAACTCAAACAGGAAGTGAGCCAGGCCAACAAAGCGAAACAACTATTAGAAAATCCCCTATTTAAAGAAAGTTTTGATAAATTAAGAAAACTATATCAAGAAAGTTTATTTAATACTGGTGTTAAAGAGCAAGAAACAAGAGAAAAACTTTGGTTAGCTTACAATGTAGTTAATAAAGTTGAACAACATTTTACAGAAATATTAGATACTGGTAAGTTGGCAACCAAACAACTTGAAGATTTTCGCAAAAGTATTTCTCAAAAAAAATTCTAAACACAAAGTTTAGGATAAGCTAACCTCATAAAGAGGAGCTTAACTTAAAAAGGAAACAACATGGCGGACAATTATGCTA